AAGCAGCTTTGACTTGCACCAAATCATCATCATCAAGCGCACGACACAAGCGCAAAATCTCTGCTACTTCACTGTCCATCGTCCATAACTTTCCTAGCCAAATCTTCGAATGCTATTTTAAAACGACCTTCTAATTCCAAACCTTTTTTATATTTTGCTTTATCTTTTTTATCGGATGGCATCATCGAAAAATCTATTTCCATGTCAGCAAGTTTGTTTTTTATTGCCCACTGAATAAAAAGAAGTTCTTCAATATCAAATTCCATTTCAGTTTTCATCATTATCTCCCAAGATTGTTTTCATGCGAAAGGCTACTTTGCGTAGCTCTTGTTCCATCTTTGGCTCGATAAACCCCGTGAATAATGGCCTTCTGTCTTTGGCTTGTTCTGCATCACCAGCAACCAGGGCAAATGTTTTATCCCTGGATGACAACTCAAACGTAATATGACCCACCGTAATGCGCTCACGCTGCGTGTCTGGATGCCTACGCTTTGCCTTGAGTGTATGTGTACTCATAGATCCTCGCTCAGTATGTCATCGAGGATCATAGGAACCTTGCCCGTGCCACTACACACCGCACACTCGACATACTCTTCCAGGCCATCGCCGTATTTAAACTCGACAGGCCACTCGACATAAAACGGCACGGATCTCTTGCCGCGACCGCGACAGTGTTTGCATTGAATGAGGATCTCATCATCCATTTACCACCCGTAGCTTAATCAGTGGCCGTAAGAACGCCTCGACATCATCAACGGATCTGCACAGCGCCCAGGGCTGGCCAGCTCCAATTAGCTCATCACGCCTTAGTTTTTGATTTGCGTTTAAATATCCGCGCTTGGTTTTTAACTCTATGTAAAATGTTTGAGCATGGCCGCTGATGGTGTGTTCTTTCGGTACACAGATCTCCAGGTCAGGCCAGCCGTATTTCGTACCTAATTTTTTTAGACGGTTTGTGTAATTTATGTGACGCTTACCCTCATTAGGGCTGTGATGATACACGCAGTTATTAGGCAAACTTACATCTAAGTAAGTAACAATTTGAGACTGAAGCTGATCCTCGGTCATAGGTCACGCACCAGGTAAAAGTCATTGGGCATCACTGCGCTGTCAGTAAGCAGCATGATACGATCCATATACTTTGGACTAGGTATAAGCCTGTCTTTACTGGTGTGTCGTAAACACCAGCGCCGCGCTATAGTTGCATGAGTAGCACCTAATGCGTTGGCTAGCTCTGCATATGTCCAACCTTTTTCCAACCTATACTGTTCTAACGTCATACATAAAAGTATCGACAATTTGACTTAATTGTCAATTCTGATATCCCTTATATGTCCGTTGACGGATAGCGACAAATACTGGAGAACCACATGAATAGTATCAATCAAACGATGGTAGGCATGAATAATAATCTAACTGAGTGCATCGAAAAATCTGGATTAACAAATAATGAGGTAGCAGCTGCGAAAGGTGTGACACCAGAAACCTTACGCCGACATAGAAATGGCAAAATACAAATGACGCTTAGAGATGCGGAGCATTACGCCCGAATCATTGGTGTATCAGTCCACAATATTTTGTTTAAATCAGATCCAATTCCATTAATTGGTGGCTGTTTAATAAAAGATGACATTGTTGAACGACACATCCATAGCAGTCCTACCCATCACGTTTTTGCTCCAAATCAATACTTAGATGATCAATGCTGCATGTCCTGGCAAACTGAAAAAAAATATCACGGTATGTGGTATGAGTGGGATGGCGCACTGCAATTCCTTAAACATAGTCCTATTGTGGATAAGTTTGTTTCTGAAGAATGTTATCAAAAAATATGTCTCGCAAAGACAACAAAAAAACTTAACGATGGCTTTAGTGAAACAGATCTTTTTTCTGGAATGCTTTATCCACAGCCAGGTGGCCTTTTTACTGTGCATAACGGTAAATCTAACGGCACGATAAAAGATGTGGAGTTGGAATGGGCAACACCAATATTAGGCACTGTTTTTAGACCTGAACTTGTTGGAATAATGATTTCAAAATCCGATAAAGCCAGCTGTGTCCCGTGCGATAACATCACCAATATAAAATAATTTATAATCCCTATGGACGTTAAACGTCCTATATGGCAACGTAAGGCATTGCATTGCACAACGCATTGCTATGGGGGTTATACAAATGGATCTTACAACGCCAGATTGGGCGAAGCGTCACAACTATTTTCATCACAGCAATCCGCGCTCAAAAGACAGAGCCAAAAATATATTTGAAAAGGCTGTGGTACGCCCACAAGTAACATGGGCAAAATCAGTGCTAGATAATCCGCACGAAGAACAGCACCACGATAAAGCAAACAAGATCCTGGATACATTTACCAAAAATCGAGGTAGCGCAAACATGGCAGCTGGTAGAGCTGTACAAGACGCAACAGATCTCCATTTGATACCTGATCAGTTTGGTACGACACTAACGCTTGTCGAGGCCATACACGTTGCCCAGGACAATTTGCGGAAGTACAAGCCCAAAGATTACAATGCCACTGTCAGAGAAGCCGACACAGCGCGCAAGGAACACTATATCGATGAGATAGCAAAGGTTGTGGAACACGCTGCCCTGGGGCTGCAAGAGGCTATGAAAAGCGATAACAAGCTTATTGCTGAGACAGAATACAAAGCTAAACTGCCAGGCAACGCCCTACCCCACAACACACTGCCAGACTACGGACGGCGTGGGGATCTAAAAACAAAATGGTCATCACCGCATCACAACGCCAAGGATCCAACGACAACAAAATGGCGCAAGGCATCACTGCCAAGCTCACTGACCAATATGTTTGATATGAACAATGTATACCAGGCAGCTGGCTTTTATGCGCTCAACGGTAAGCGAACACCGTTCCTAGTCTACGCAAACGCATACGACTATAAAATTTTTAATGAACACAATGCACCAGAGTTAAAGCCAGACTTTCTCGAAGAAGTTATTCGAGACATTGCAATGCATCACAAAACGACAGAAAACATTCTCCAGGCTGCACAAGACACAAACGAATTGTTTAGTTTGTGTGATCCTGACTTTAATCAGATTTATTGGAAAGAACCACCAGCCTATCTAAACCAGGCTAAAAAAGTATGGGGGCTAGAAGCGTAATGGATTTAGAAAAAATACAATCAGCAATTCAATCAATGCATTCTCTAAATTTACACGGCAACGAGTACACACAAGTGCAGCAGCGCGTTGAAGCATTTAGAAAACACGTTGGTACTGCTTACTCAATTCACTCTGAGATTTTGGTCAATGATGGGAAGACTGTGCTGATCCAGGCAAACATCCAGGATAAAGACGGTAGAGTTATTGCAACAGGATTAGCAGAGGAGCTGCGTGGCAGCTCAAACGTAAACAAAACGTCACCTATCGAAAACTGTGAGACAAGTGCCTGGGGGCGCGCTCTGGCCAATCTAGGGCTGCATGGCGGCAAGATGGCTAGTGTCGAAGAAATACAGATAGCCAAAAACAAAGAAAAAATTATCGATCAAGAAAAAGCACACGATGACGCTGTGCGCGCAGAACGTAATGAAACAAATGAAAGACCATCACAGCGAGATCTAGAGATCTGGGCTGAACGAATAAAAGAAACAATAAAAGATGCAAAGCAAACCTGGCAGCTTAAAAAAATACCCCAGGACTTTGCAAACGAACTTGAGGCAATCAAACAATACGGCGGCAACCTGGGTGGAGAAATATCAGCGTATCATAAGACGCGCTGGGATCAATTAAACGATGGAGTTAGAAGAACATAAATGCCGCACTTTAGTAAATCTGCACATCAATTCAATGTGCCAATAACATTAGATAAACAATATCGAGTATCGGCCTGGATTAATTGTAAAACCGATTGGGATGACAACGCCAAGAGATACGATCCAATGACCGATGAACAAAAACAAAAATGTGAGGAAATGTTTCGACAGTTCCAAGCATCGGGTTGTCAGATCTCTGTGACCCTACAAGAGCGCACCGATGCCACTGATGAATTTGGCAAACCAGATGTAAGGCAGTTTCCGAAGGTTGGTGTGTTTACGCTTTACACAAGTAATTACGCTAGCCCGAAACACGTTAGCGAAACTATTGCTGTTGATACATCGACAGCGCCAGCGCCCACCACACAAAACGATGATGAATATGTGGGGATACTGTGATGACTGATGGAAATCTTTTAACGGTAGCACAAGCAGCTGTGCGCTTGTTTGGGAGTGATGATCGATCAAACTATGTGAGGACGCTGCATCTCGTAAACTCAGGAAAAATTCATCACTTAAAAATTGGACGTAAGATATTAATTAATCGGGAAGTGATTGACCAGGTGGGCAAGCCACCTAGTCACAATCAAGCACCTTAGAAAACATCAGCAAATTGTTGGACGAGTTTGTCAGAAGCATACTCGTCCTCTTTCTTTTCATCTAACCAATGACCGTATGTTGTTTGAGTAACCTTAATAGTCTCGTGACCCATGTAGTTTTTGACGCGCCATAAGTCGTCAGGAAAAGCTTGTAGAATATTTGACGCATAGAAGTGTCTAAGGTCATGCCAAGTAACATGCTGCACACCAGCCTTCTTACACGCTACTGTGATTGCGTTTAAAAATTTATCAGATTGTTTTGGAGTGCCAACGCGCGAAGCAAACACATAAGCATCTGGATCGTTTGGCCTACCCTGTTGCAAAAACAGTTCTCGCAACTCTTGACCTAACTGTGGATGTAACGCGATAACCCGTCTGCCAGCCTTAGTTTTTGTCTCACCAGGAATAGCACACTTTGGTTTCATCGCTTGAGTAACGTGGA